AGGGGGTGAACAAAATGGACATTGTGCTACAGATTGCAAGCCTTGTCGGGGTCCCGTCGATCATTTCCGGAATTTTCGCGCTTGTTTTGACGAAGATGCTGAAGAAACGGGACAAGAAACAGGCGGAGATCGTCGAACAGAACAAGGTCATGGAGGCACAAAACAAGGCCATTATGCTCGGGGTGCAGGCCTTCCTCCGGGACCGCCTGCTCCAGGGCTACCGGCATTATATCGCAAAAGGCTGGGCGGATTATGACGACCGGGAAAATTTGGAGAACATATACCAGCAATACCACGCCCTGGGCGCTAATGGGATCATGGACGACATGAGGACCCAGTTCCGGAACCTTCCGACACAGAAAATATGAAGAAAGCGAGGAATAACAAGTGAAAAAATTGTTTGTTGCCCTCTTGATTGCTCTGTTTGCCGTCATGCTTTGTTCCGTCGCGCTCGCTGAAGGCGAGCTGCCCACGGAGCCGTTCACCTGGCAATATATTGCCACCATCGCGGGCGCGACGGCCGCAACCTTGCTGATTGTCCAGCTTTTGAAGCTGCCCCTCGACAAGGTTTGGAAAATCCCGACCCGGATTTGGGTATACATCATCGCCCTGGCTTTAATGATTGCCGCGGCGGGTTTCACAACGGGCCTGGACGTACAGACGGCGCTTATTACTGCGGTAAACGCGGTCATTGTAGCATTGGCGGCCATGGGAGCCTATGAAATGACATTCAACAGACACGGAAACGGTTGATAATTCCGGTCGTTTCAGGCAGAAAAAACTGGCCGCTAAAGTGGCCGCCAAGGTGGTCGCCCGTTCTCGCGGCCCCTTGTTTTTCAATGCCTCCTGTTGTCGCCTATTGAAACGAAAAAATTATAGAAATGTAGGAAAAACAACGCCTCCGGCCTCTTTCCGATACTTTGACATCGTGGGGGTCATAGGTTCGAGTCCTACTAATCCCACTCCCCGGAGCTTTGTAAATCAAGGCTCCGGGGTTTTCTTTTGTTTTTGGCCGCTGCCATCGTGGGGGCTTTTGGCCGTAAAAGTGGCCGCTGACGCATGAAAAAAACACCGCCGGACGAATCCGGCGGAGGTTGCAAGCCAGGAGCAAGAAGTTGCAAGCCACAAGCATGGACTTTTTAACCGGCGGAGGCCGCGGAGGTTTCCGGGACCGGGTGCTCGCCGTCGAAAATGTCCGCGACAATATCCTGCAGCCCGGGCATTAAATAGCCGTACAGGTCCATGGTTATTTTGATAGAAGCATGGCCGAGCCGTTCTGATATAATCTTCGGTTGAACTCCGCGCCGGATCAGCATCGCGGCATGGGTGTGGCGGAGATCATGGAAGGACGCCTCCGGCATACGCGGCCGGTTTTCTTTTTCCCGGGCCGCGTTTATTTCCCGAATCAGGCGGAGGACCGGGTGCGAGTAGCTTTTCAGGGAATAAGGCTCGCCGGTTGATTTTACGCAAACGCGGTGGCCGGGGTTGTGCTGCATTGTGTGAGCGTTTGACCTGCTCAAAAATGTATTATATTCCTTTTTTAGCTCCGCCATAACGAACGCGGGCATAGAGATGGTCCGGGACGACAAGTCCGTCTTCGGGTCCTTTTTGTGTTCCTTCCCGTCGGGCGTCATGGTAACAACCTCCCGGATTGTCAGACGGTTTCGGGAAAAGTCCACCATTTCCCACACAAGGCCCGCGCACTCTTCCCGGCGGAGGCCGCCGTACAGGGCGAGCAACAGCGGGATCCGGTAATCCGTACACCGGCGGGCCGGGGACGACGCGGCGGCCACAAGGTCCTCGACGTCCGTGTCGGACAAAATACGCTGCTGCCGTTTCGGGACCGTCGGGAGCTTGACGTTTGCCAGCGGGTTTAATGGGATCAGCCGGGAATCCAGCGCCCAGGAAAGCGCAAGCCGGAGCGGCTCTGTATAATCCAGGGCGGTCCGGATTGCTATGCGCTTGCAAAGCTCGTCCAGCAGCAGCGAAAAGCGCTGGGTCGTCAGCTTGCGGACCGTCAGGCCAGCGACGAAGGTCGCGGATAATTGGTCGATACCGTTTGAATATTTGGCCCGGGTTGTGGCCGCCCAGCCGTTGAAGCCGTCAGCGAACCAGCGCTCCATCAGCTCCGCGCACGTGATACCGTCGCCGTTTACTTCTATCCCGGCGGAGGATTTAGCCTCCAATTCTTTAGCAGCGGCCCAGGCGTCCTCTTTTGACAGGAAGCCGGAAACCTTCTTCTCCTTCTTTTGCCCGTACTCGTCCTCGTAATAATACCGGAGGCAGTACTTTTTGCCGCGTTTTTGTACCCAGGCCACGGAAACCACCAACCTTTCCGAATAAATAAGAATAATAAAAGGCGGGACCCTATTTCAAAGAAGGGAGGAAACCGCCGTGGAGAAAATCCGGGAGGCCATTGTGGCCCACCTGAAGCTTCTGACGCTGGAAGACCTGAAGCTGATATATCAGCTGGTCCGGAAACTTGCGCGGAAGTAAAAACCGGGGGAGGCTTAACCGCCTCCCCCTTTTCTTCTCTCAATTTCAGCGAAGGCGGCGTCCAGGGTTTTCCACCATTCCGGGTCCATTTCCACCAGGGCGTCCACCAGCATCCGGAGCCGGTCCGGGAGATTGCGGTAAGAATCAATAATTTTTCCGGAAACCGCCTCGTCCATCATCGGGTCCTCCATCGGGCCGTCGCCGGTTTTCAGCCACGCGAAGGAAACCCCGAAAGTTTTTGAAATTGAAGTCAAGACAGCATTAGAAGGTTCGCGTTTGCCGGACTCATAGAGACTGACGGCGGAAACGGTCAAACCAAGAACGTCGGCGAACCTTGTGAGGCTCAGCCCGTTTTGCTCTCTAACCTGTTTTATACGTTCTTTCACAGCTCGCACCACCTTTCAAAAATATAATAACAAAAAATCTTTACAGAGTCAAGAAAAAGTGTTGACAAACTTTACAGAGTCGAGTATAATGTTTACAGAGTCAAGGAAACGGGAGGGCGACACAATGAGGTACATAGACAGAACCGGAAAAGCCAGGAACGAAGCCGGAGATTCCCGGAACATCACAAGCCTCGGCGGACTGACGAAGGAAGCCTGCACGAAGGCGGAGCGGAGAGGCCTCGGGGTTATGAAAACGAGCTGGGGAGCCTTCAAGGTTATCAGGGAAAGCGGCCTGGGCTATGAAATGGAAGCTTTCGGAGCCCTGGAAGAGGTAGACGCCTACATCAAGACGCGGATCGCATAAGGGAGGGCGCGGGAATGAAGGTCAAGACCGGGACGATAAACACAAACCAGCCGACGCAGTACTTCATCCTGAAGGACGCGGAGGACGGCCGGGTGCTTTATTCGGCGCCCAACAACTGGAAGACGGAACGCGGCGCCGTACGTTGGGCCGAGAAGAACGGCCTCGAAGTCGTGAAGGAGGGCTGAACCGTGGGAAAGATCATCATAAAAGAAAGCCTGGACGCGATCCTGAAGGACTACAACCGGCTGGACGCCGGTCAGTATGTCGCCTTGCTGAACCAGTACCAGTACGTCCGGGAATCATTCGAGCGGAACACGACGGAACACGCGCGGAGGATTATCGCGGAGGAAGATGCAAAGGGCCTGCGGGCCGTCGTCGGTTTCCTCTTTGAGGCCCATATGATAAAGCGCGACCAGCGCGAGAAGCTTTGGGCCATGATTGACACCATCAGAGCCGAGAACAGATGAACGGGAGGGCGCGGACATGACGAAATACACAGTCAACGGAAAGCCGGTAACACAGGCGAAAGCCGAGGAACTTGTCCGGGCGATCATGCCGAACGGCGGCGTCCAGTTTGTTCAGAACGCCATCCGGAACGCCCGGGCCAACAAGCTGGAGGGGATAACCTTCCACGTCGGAAAGGCCTTCGAACTGAAGGTCACATTTTGAGGGAGGCGCGGGAAATGCTGCATATTGTGTTCGAGTATTGCGACGAAATGAGCGGCGGAGAGTGGAGACAACAGGAGTGCGTTGTTTCTTCCGTCGCGGAGTGTAAAAAGCTATACGGCCTCGGGATTGATTGCGAATATCACATCCTGAAGGTTGAAGAAGTCTGAAGGGAGGACGGAACCATGAACAAGGAACTGGAGAACACCCAGGCCGCGGAAGAACAGCGGAACGAACCGACACCGCCGACGAAGGCGGCCTACGTCGAGCGCATCCAGGACTTACCGGCGGAGGATCAGGCCTTTATGGACGGATACCTGTTCGCCATCGTGAAAAACGGAAAGAAGGGGGCCTGACCATGGGAAGCTGGGAAGACGCGCAGGCCATCAAGGCGGAGGCGCAAAAGGTCCTGCTGGACCAACTGAAGCTCCTGAACGAAAACAGCCACCGCGCCGTGGACGCCAACAGCGGCGTCCCGGCCATGAACCTCGCGGCCATGTCACAGCAAATGGCAAACATAGGCCGGGTGCTTTGTGACAACGGATGGAGGCCGAAACAATGAACGAGCCATTAAACACACCGGCGAAAGTCCTCGGCGCCTGCTTTATTACAGGCCTGGTCCTTTGCATCCTGAAGGCGACACGGGTGGTCAGCTGGAGCTGGCTTGTCGTAACGGCGCCGCTTTGGGGACCGTTCGCGCTTTTGTTTGCTGCATTGTGCGCGCTTGCGGTCCTTATGTTAGCGGCGAAAGCTCTGAAGCGCCTGAACGAGTTTATTAAAAACCTATGAAGACGGATCCGCGGACGCTTGAGCGCCGGATCATCGAAAAGGACCGGCGCTACCTTTGGGGCGCGAAGGACGGCGCGCCGGTTTGGGTCCCGTCACCGTATGACGCCTGGTGGGATCAGGAAAACAGCGGCGCGAACGTCCTGATGGTTGCAAAGGAGATCGGCGGGACGGTCCGGACCTTTAATCCATTAACGGGGGAGATAAAGGACATGACGATAGAGAAAACGGCGGCCGTATTACATGAACTCTCGGAGGCGTGGTATGAAGGCGTGGAAGATCAGCTCACAGACTCGCCGACAGTCATGCTGACAGAGGACGCGGCCCAGGCGATCCACGACGCGGCCTATTTGCTGGACTCTATGAGAATAATGCTCGGAATGTTTAAGGACCCGGGCGCGGATATCGGGGAGGCTATCAAGTGAAAAATGTTGCATATATCGCGGGACCAATGAGAGGCCTGCCGGATTTGGGGCGGGCGGCCTTCTATGAAGCGGAGATCAGACTCCGCGAGAAGGGCTGGAAAGTGTTAAACCCGGCGCGCCTGCCGGAAGACCTGCCGCAGGAGTGTTATATGCCGATTTGCCTTGCCATGGTCGACCAGGCGGACACCATAGCACTCCTGCCGGGATATGAAAACAGCGCGGGCGCGCAGGTGGAAATCGCCTACGGCGCACAGACGAACAAAGAAATCATATACATGGCGGAATACGGGAAAACGGCGGAGGCCAAACCATGATGGACGAATTAAACGGCCAGCTCATTATGCCCGGGGTTGCGGAAATGATCCAGGAACACCAGGCGCGGGAGTATGAGGCCTTTGTGGACAAATTCAAGGAAGCGAAAACGACCGACGACTGCTACACCCCGCCGGAGATATACGACGAAATAGCAAGCTGGGTGGCGGAGGAATACGGGTACCAGCGGGAAAAATTCCTCCGGCCGTTCAAACCCGGCGGAGACTATCAGCGGGAAGAATATCCGGAAGGTTACGCCGTCGTGGATAATCCGCCGTTTTCGATCCTTGCTCAGATTGTGGACTGGTACCTGTGGAAGGACGTCCCGTTTTTCCTGTTCGGGCCGACGCTCACAATTATCGGACTTTTACGGAAGCACAGCCGGAAGAATCGGTGCTGCGTCGTCCTGATAGGAAACCAAATCACCTACGAAAACGGCGCGACCGTTCAAACGTCCTATATAACCAACATGGAGCCGGAATACAATCTGCGGATTGAGGGGGGGCTTCGGGAACGGATGGAAGCCGTAAACGACCGGCTGAAAAAAGCGAAGACAGCACAGCTCCCGAAATATTCCTACCCTATGAACGTTATAACCGGGAAAGACTACCGGCTCGCGAAATACGGACAAACCTTCAGGCTCCGCCGTCAAGATTGCGTCGTCGTTCCGGAACTGGACGCGCAAAAGGTCCACGGGAAACAGATATTCGGGTCCGGTTTCCTGATATCAGACGAAGCAGCCGCGGAGCGGGCGGAGCTGGAAAAGCTCGCCACCAGGAAAGAACGGGAAGAGGTCCCGGCCATTGAATGGGAATTATCAGACCGCGAGCGCGGGATCATTGAAAACATGAAGGAGGAAAAAGAGGATGGCACCACAGGAGTTGACGCTTGACGCGGAGGTTTTCGAGGAGTTTCGGGTGATCCTGAACGCGGCCATAAAATCTACCATTTCCCAAATGATAGAGACAAACACAAAGGGCGGGACCGTAACGGCGAAGATTGACCTGAAGATTGAAAGCCACGCAGACGAAGAGACCGGCGAAATATACTACATGCCGGAAATTGAGCCGCATGTTTCCACAAAGCTCGGGAAGAAGACGAACAACGGCCTGAAGAAACTTGACCGGTTTTATATGAGACAGACGGCCAGCGGGAACTACATAATCGGGTCGCGGCAGATAGAGATCAAAGAATTATTTACGGAGGCGGAAAGAGCATGAAGGTGGACAGGCTGAAGAAACCGGAAGAGGCCGCGAAGCTCATGCAGATGAGTCGGGCGACAATTTCCCGGAACGTTGCGATGGGCGCGCCGGTTTACTACATAAGCCCGAAGAAGCACCGCTACCTGATAGACCCGGACGAGTTTCTGTCATGGGTGAACAGCCGCGGCAGCCAGGAAGAAGAAACGCCAGCGCGGAACCTGACCGTTCTCGAGCTTGCGGCGAAGAGACACGCGCTGGTCGGATAAAAAAAGAGCGCCTCCCGGCGGATATCAAGCCGGGAGGCAGTAGCCCGGGAAGGCTAAAGACTTAAGTCGGAGGTATTATACCATGAAAAGGACCGGAAGAAAAGCCCTGATATTTGCGGCGGCCGTTGTCGCCGTGATCCTTGTCGGCGCTCACATGCTGGACGGATATCTCAACCGGACAGCATGGGAACGGGCGGCCGACGTTGTTTATCCTATGACAAACCAGCATATAACATGGACCTACGCCGGGAAGGGCGGTGCCGGGAAATGAGGAAAAGGAGAACAGACCTGCGGACGGTCCTTCCGGACGCGCTCGCGGAAATCCTGAAGGAAAACACCTACGGCGGAGACAAGAGCGGAGAAGGGAAACACCGGCGAAGGACTCACCGGGAAATGCCGGACGTTAAGGACCTGAACAAGCTCAAGTGGGAATTTGACGGAACGGAAGAACACTACCCGGTTTATATCACGGTACAAATGACGGACGGCGAGTGGGTGAAATATCAGATATACAGGGAACAGCCCGCGCCGGTAATCTCGCCAGCGCTGGAAGCCGTCGCCAATATGAAGCGGGGCTATCCGCCGAAACGGCCATGACATACACGGAACTGGCGGACCGCCTGAACAGGATCCTGGAAGACCGGCGGAGGATATCGACCAGCCGGTCCGGCATGATCCCGGCCCGCGGCCGCGAGGAAGAACACGAACGCCTGACACAAGAGGCGGAGGAAATCAGAAAACAGATGCGGAGGACGAGATATGGCACCGAGGAATAACGACGGCCCGAAACGTTGTCGGGGTTGCGGCCGGGAGGTCCTGATAATCAAAACCGGGACCGTTTACAAAAACGTCCTGGTGGACGCGGAGCCGGTTGACGTAATCCAGGAAACCGGCGGCGACTTGTTTGTCACCGCGGACGGGCGGGCGATCCACGGATACCAGGCCGGGGACGCCATGGACGATCCGGACACGGAATGTATACCGGCATTTATACCACACAAGGGACACTGCCCGACGGGCGGACGCGCGCCGCGGAATAGACAGCGGAGGCCGAGCGGGTACAGATAGGAGGCCAGCATGGAACAAAGGATCCGGACCGAGGCGGAACTGGAAGGCGGAGGAACCACCTGGTGGTATGTTTGCGGAGAATGTCACGGCGCGATCAACTACCAGGCGGACACCTGCCCGCATTGTAAAGCCATAATAAGCTGGGAAGGTTTCGGCCTTCCGGGGTTAAGCCTGAATAAAAAGAAGATGTACGTCGGGGAACATACGGAACCGGCGGAGTAAAAGAGGCGGAGAACATGACGACAACAGAACTGATTAAATTATTACAAGAGAACGAGCGCGGCGGGATATCGGGAAGGCCGCGGGAAATAAGCCTGACCATTCCAGGCTTCGGACTTTTAGCGGACGCGGACTTTGCTATCAATTCGACCGGCGACGGTATGTTTTCGGAAATATGCCTCGAGGTTAAAGCGAAAGCATTTTATCCGGAAGAACAGGAGGAAGAAGAATGAACGACGGACTGACCATGCCGGGGCGCTGCGAATCATGCGGAGAAAAAGGCCCGCGGTTTCACTTCCGGAACGTATACGCGGAGCCGGAGATTAACTTTGACCTTTGCCCGGAATGTATGCGGACGGCCTTCTTGTGTATGGCGTTTTTCTTTCAGACGCCAGCGGGAAAGAAGGCCATAGAGAAACGGCGGGCGCGGGAAGCCTGAACGGGATCCGGATAAACGGCGGACAGCGAGACACCATCCGGATATTTCCTATTATATAGAGTCACCCAGGCGGAGGCCTGAACCGGGGCGCGGTGAACCCCGCTGACGGGCTTGTATGATGTATTAAATAATGAAGCATCAGAAAGTTATATCCGGCCGCCGTCGTCGAAAACAACGACGATATTTTCAGAGAGAAGGGGGTGTCGGGGGAAACGGAGCCGCCGGACACTTCCGGATCCGGACGGCCTTGTGCGGCTCCGTTGCCCCTGACCGTATAGAAGGGAGGACCAAACCGTGTGGGAATACTCAGCCCTGTTTGACATGCCGGGGCCGACGGCGCTCGAGGTTGCCATGCGGGAGCCGGACTGGTGGAAGAGAGAAGGCTGCGACCTGCGGGTCGGTCAGATGGCATACAGGACAACAACGACCCTGGCCGGGGATATCCTGGTGGCGGAAATCTATCCAGCCTGGGGACGGGAGAAAAAGCGGAAGGTCCGGAAGGCGAACCGGAACCTGACGCCGGAGAGGATACAGAAATACAACGAACAGCGGGCGCGGTTCAGACTTGAACTCCTGATGGACAACAACTTCACCGCGGACGACCTGAACATGACCCTGACCTACACGGACGCGCCGACGGAAGCGGAAGCGCGGAAGGACGTGAAAAATTATATTGCCCGCCTGAAGCGGGAACGGAAACGGCGGGGCCTTCCGGAAATGAAATACGTCTACGCGCTGGAAGACGAACGCGACGGACGGAAGAAACAACTCCACTGCCACCTGGTTATGTCCGGCGGAATATCCAGGAAGGACGCGGAAAAGATATGGCGGAAGGGATCAGCGGCCCGGGGCTTTGCGAATTGCGACGAATTACAACCGGACAAGGAAGGCCTCCGGAAACTCGCGTTTTATATTTACGATCAGAACCGCGGGAAGGAAACGGCCAAAGGAAAGCACCACTATTCCTGCTCGAAGAACCTGACAGAACCGAAACACCGGTCCAGCATGAGCCGCGTCGGGAACGCGAAGGTCCGGAAGATGGCGCGGGACTTTAACGCCGTCGCGCCAGCGATTATGGAGAAAGTCTATCCGGGCTTTGAGTTTGTCCGGGGCTTGAAATTCCAGGAAAACGAATCCGGGACCATGAGCGAAAGCTGCGTCCGGTTTTCGGATTATACGGACGGGGTTTATATCCGGGTAATGATGAAACGAACGACGGGAGGCGGGCGGCCATGATTGACTTTCAGGAAATGCGGCGACTGATAAAAGACGAAGAGAGACTCGGCTGGGCGCTGAAGAAAAAGCGGAGCCGCGCGGAGAAGATAACCGCGTCCTTCTCACAATCCGGCGGGGGCGGGATCAGTACGGGAGACAAAGTAGGCGACGGCGCCGTGGAGCTTGTGGAACTTCAGGAAGCCTACGACGAAATAAAGAACGCGCTCGAGGACCAGCGGAAAGAACTGCGGGCGGCCATGAAGATATGGGAAGGCCACAGGAACGGAACCGTCAAGACCTGCTTCGAATTGCGATACATGAAAGGCCGGTCGGTCCGGAAGATTGCGGCGGCCCTGAACTATTCCGAGCAGTATGTTTTCAAGATGGTAAGACGCGGGGAAAGACTATCAAAAGAGGCGGAAAAGGTTTCAGAAAAAAGGCGAGTTTAGTTTAGTATTTTTTATGGTTTAATATATGCTGCGAGGAACAGGAACAAGGGCGACGGCCGGAACGAGCCGCCGCTTTATCTTTTGAGTTGTCGCCGGTTTGTAACTCCTTCCGGCGGCGGGGCGTACTTTGCGCCGAGAACGTACGCGGGGAGGGCGGCGCGATTGAGTAGCAGGTCGGGACACTGGCCGAAGATACGGAAGCTGGCGTGGGACCGAGACCGGAAAGCGCGCGCGCCTTGCCACATTTGCGGGCAGGCGATCAACTATTTTCTGCAGCCATCTTCCGCGCCGGACGCGTGGGAACCGGATCATATTATGCCGGTTTCCAAGGCGCCGGAACTGGAGCTTGATTTGTCCAATATTTTAGCGAGCCACACGCGGTGTAATCGGGTCCGCGGAGACGGGACAAACGGCGAAAACGAAATGGGCCAAAAATCCCGAATTTGGTAATATTTTTTAATCGCTTTTTTGGACGTTTCGGGGGTAGGGGGATAAAAATCTTCGCGCGCGCCAAAATGAAGAGACCAACCGACGGCAGTCTTTTCCCCCTCCGAGAAATCGCGGAGGTTTTTTTGGTGGATGGTTTCAAAATTGACTTTGCGGCCTTTAAGAACAAGAATCCGGCGGCCGTGAAGAAGGCGGCCGCGGCGAAACTGCTCGACGCCTACCAGGACGCGGCGGAGGTCCCGCGGGATGAAGTGGCGGAGGAACACCAGCGGACAGTCCAGGTGTTCAAGACATGGGACACACAGAAAAAAATGCGGGTCATGTCGGAAACCAACCTCGACGAGGCACTCGACTGGCACATGGAGCCGGGGACGGCCTACCACGTGATCAGTTACGGCGACGTTGACAGCCTGACCTTCCTGCGGCACATCGTCAAACAGCAGCGCCTCCGGTATGTCCTGCTGGCTACATGGTGCATGGCCACCAGCGACGCAAACGAGATGCTCGCCTGGGTGAAGCGCGGGGACGTTTCCCGGATGGACTTCTATGTCGGCGAGATATTCAAAAGCGGCTACCGCGGGTGCCTTGACGTCCTGGACGAAATCTGCAAAGCGACCGGCGGCCGGACAGCCAGGATCCGGAACCACTCAAAGCTCATGGCCTTTTTCGGGGAACGTTTCTCCGGGGTGATCGAGTCTTCCGCGAACGTTGACACCAACCCGCGGATCGAGCAGACCTGCATCACGATAGACGAAGGCCTCGCCGGTTTCTATAAATCCTTTTTCGATCAGATGATCGACTACGACCAGCGCTACCAGGAATGGCAGCCATGGAACGCGGACCCGGGAAAGGCGGAGGAAGAATGACAAAGAAAGAGGCGGAGGCGCTGAAAGATATTGATCCGCGAATGAAGGATCAAGCGGCCATGGTTTGGAAGATCGAACGCGCCATGCGGAAAAAGGTCAAGGCCATTTTTCCGACCTTTGAGCAAATGCCGGTCGCGCAAGCGGTTACAAGTACGCAAGGCGAAGAGGTCCTGAAGAGTAACCCGGCAATGCAGGAAATACGGGCGACCTTCCGCGACTACTGCACCATTGTGAAGGTGCAATTCTCGCTGTTAGGCGACAAGGCTCCGGCAGCGGCGGAGGTTTCACAGCTTGACAGCATCCGCGCAAAGCTGAAGATCGCGAAATGAAGGGCATAACAGAGCCGCGACTCTACACGAAAGAACTCCGGCCGCTGACAGAGGAAACGACCCTGGGCTTTGCCTGCATCGAATACGCGGAAACGGTCCTCCGGAAAACGTTATACCCATGGCAGAAATGGGCGCTGGTCCATGCGCTGGAAATTGTCGGGGACCTTGAAACCGGGTGGCACTTCCGGTACCGCGTCCTGCTTTTCCTGATATCCAGGCAGAACGGGAAGACGGTCCTCTCGGAGGTTATCGCGTCGTTTTTCCTGAACGTCCTGCACGTGGATTGCATTTTCGGGACTTCCCTATCGCTGGAAAAGGCGGAGGAAGTTTGGGAGGCCGTGATAAACGACCAGGAATCCTACCCGGAACTGTCCGCGGATATCGTGAGGATATCCAGGACGAACGGCAAAAAGCGCCTCGAGCTGACAGGCGGCCGCCGGTACAAAGTCGGCGCGCCGTCGCGGCGAGCAGGCCGCGGAGACTCAAACGACCTGGTCATGCTGGACGAGGTACGCGAACAGCGCGATTGGGAAACGTGGTCGGCAGCCGTCGCGAGCATCACTGCAAAGCCAAACGGCCTCGTGATTTGCTTTTCAAACGCGGGCGACCCGGACAGCATCGTCCTCCGGCAGCTCCGCGCGCAGGCTTTAGGGCAGAAGGTGGACTACGGCGGAGACGTAGACGCAAACACCCTCGGGCTTTTCGAGTGGAGCGCAAAGGAAGGAAGCGCAACGGACGACATAGAGGCGCTCGCGCAGGCGAACCCGGCCATGGGTTACGGCCTGCTGACGGAGCGGTCCTTGCTATCAAACCGCGAAACCTTCCCGGAAATGAAATTTCGCTCCGAGTGCATGTGCCAGCAGGTGGAAACAATCCTGCCGCCGCCGTTCCCGGACGGAGCATGGGAAAGCGGAACAGACCCGGCCTCCTTCATTCCGACGGCGGAGCCGGTAACGTTCGGGATTGACCTATCCCAGGACAGGCGCTGGACGTCCATCGGGGCCTGCGGCAAACGGGAAGACGGTAACTGGCATATAGAGCTGGTCGCCCGCCGTATTGGGACAGAATGGGCTATTGACTGGTTCAGGGAAAGAGCGCTCAAGGGAAAGATGCGGCTCGCCTTCCAGTCCCGCGGGGCGCCGGTCTCCGGACTTGCGGAACAAATCTGCACCATTCCGGGAATAGAGCGCCTCGGCATTGAAGGCGCGGACCTGACAAACGGCTGGGGCCGTTTCTTTGACGCGGTTTCCGCCTGCCTGCCTGAAGGCGAGGGCGCGAAGATATACCACCTGCCGCAGCCGGTTATGGACACGCCAGGAAAAACCATGCAGCTCAAACAGATGGGCGGAGGCGTAAAGCTTCCGGACCGCGTAAAGTCTCCGGACGATATCGCGCCGCTGTTCGCCTGCATTATGGCCTTCGCGGCCGCGTCGAAACCGGCAGAAACTAAAAAGATTTACGAATCCGCCTACGAAAGCGGATCGAGTCTGACTTTTATTTGACAGAGAGGAGGGCGGCATAATGCCCGGAATCCTTGAGCGCATGCGGATGTTACTCCGCCCGTCCGTCGTTCAATTCAGCCTCGGGCCGGACGCCCCGGCGGAGGTTTTGGACATGACGGCGCGGAGCCTATATAACACCCAGGACAACCTCGCGGCCGTCGTGAACTTCATAGCGAACTCAATCGCGCAATTACCCCTGAAGGTCTACACACGCGACGAAAACGACAGCAGGAAACGCGACCGGGACAGCGTGGCCGCGAAACTTCTGTGGCTGCCGAACGCGGATCAAACCTCCTTCGAGTTTTTCCGCGGGCTTGTGATAGAAATCCTCGTTTTCGGCCGGGATTATGTGTGGCTGCTTCCTGATCCTGACAGCGAAAGCGGATGGCAGGCGCGCATTGTGCCTGTCGGGTGGATTGTGAACTCGCAAAAGCTGAACCCGTACAGTATAGACAAAATCACAATATCTGTGGACGGCCTCGGGACGGTCGAGGTCCCGCGGAGCGAGTTTGTCCCATTCAGCATGTATTCACCCGGGAACCCGGGCGGGTATGTTTCCCCGATATCCGCGCTCCGGCAAACGCTGGAAGAACAGATCCAGGCGGGACGCTTCCGGCGCGAGCTTTGGAAATCTTCCGGCCGCCTGAACGCGCAAATCGTCCGGCCAAAGGACGTCCAGCCGTGGACAGAGGAAACGAAAAAGAAGTGGGTCGAGGCCTTCCGCGAGGCGTGGGGCGCCGGAGGAAGTAAGGCCGGGTCCATTCCCGTCATGGAGGACGGCATGGAGATAAAGCCCTTCTCCACCTCTTTCAAGGAGGCGCAATGGACGGAATCTGTAAAGCTCTCCCGGGAATCCGTCGCCGCGGCTTATGGTATCAACCCGTCCCTGGTTTGGCATACTGATTCGCAAACGTACGCCAGCAGCAAGGACAACGCCCGCGCGCTTTACGCGGAGTGTTTGGGGCCTATCCTACAAATGCTCCAGCAGCGCATCAACGCCTTCCTGCTTCCGAAAATCGGAGCCGCGCCGGGGACCTATGTCGAATTTGACCTGACGGAGAAGGTAAAGGGCAGCTTCGAAGAGCGCGCCGGAATCATCCAGGCGAGCGTCGGCGGGCCGTGGCTGACACGGAACGAGGCGCGCCGCGACAACAACCTGCCGCCGATCCCGGGCGGGGACGAGCTGATTGTTCCCCTGAACGTTTCAACCGGCGGAGAGGCCGGAGGCTTTATGTCGTCCTCGGCCATCCAGGAAAAGCACCACCATCACGCCGCGCCCGTTATCATTCAGAAAAAGGCGGAGGAACCGGCGGAGGAAATCAGCATCCCGGGCAAGGTCACGAAGAAGGAAACGGAACAGGTAACAGACCTGCTCGACGGCTTTTTCAAGCGGCAGGCGAAAAGTATCCTCCCGAAGCTGGGAGCGAACGCCGAATGGTGGAACGCCGAAAGGTGGAACAAGGAACTCGCCGACGACCTTGAACCGGTCCTCGGGGATATCGCCACAGCACACGGGGAGAAGGTCGCAAAGGCGCTCGGGGTTGAGTATATCGCCGAAAAGACGACAGCCTACCTCCGGAAAGTCGCGGAGGCCCGGGCGGAGCTAATCAACAACGAAACAAAGAACAAGGTCCAGCAGGCCATGGACGACGCGGAGGAAGACGAGGATCCGGAAGAGGCCGCAGCGCATGAAATGGACAAGCGCTCGGACCTGGACGCGGAACTGCTCGCCGGTATGCTCGCAAAGACCGTAGCGGGCTGGGGAACCGAGGAAGCATCCAGGCAGGCAGCCGAACAGGGATCGAAGCGCAAGGTCTACAAGGTATGGGAAGCGGGCGCGAACGCGCGCGAGTCTCACGCCATGATGGACGGCGAAACGGTCCCGATTGATGAAACCTTCTCCAACGGCGCGGACTGGCCGGGAGACGACAGCCTCGACCCTGACGAAAGCTGCGGGTGCAACTGTTCAACCCGAATTATTATCATGGAGGCCTGAACATGATACACATTATCACCGGCCCGCCTTGCGGCGGGAAATCCACATACATCCGGAAACACGCGAAAAGCGGCGACCTGATTGTGGATTATGACGAGCTGGCCATGACCCTCGGGTGCGCTGAAAAGTGGAACCCGGTCGGGATTGTGCAAAAGGCGACGACGAACGCGCGCCAGTCCGCTATAAAGACGGCGCAGAACGACCCGAAGGCGGAGTCGTGGATCATCCAGTCCCGGCTTTCCGACGAACTCCGCGAGACCTACGAAGGCCTCGGCGCGGAAATCGTCGAGATTGACCCGGGAAAGGAAACCTGCATCGAGCGCGCGAAGCGCGACGGAAGACCGAAAAACATATTCCTGGCCATCGAGGGATGGTACGCGGGAAAGAAAGGCGGAACCATGAAAACGAAAGAGTTTAATGTCCAGTATAAGGACGAAGGGTCCGGCATGATTGAGGGCTATGCCTCCACATGGATCCGGAAAGCAGACAGCTGGGGCGACGTTGTAGCGAAGGGCGCTTTTAAGAAGACCCTCGCGGAACGCTGGAACGGCGGCAAGGGTATCCCGTTCATTTGGTCCCATCAGATTAACAACCTGAAGAGCTTTATCGGCACCGCGGAGGCCGACGAAGACGAAAAAGGCCTGCACTTCATTGCGAAGTTTGACGACACCGAGGAAGCGCAGAAGGTCCGGCAGCTCTACAAGGACGGCCGCCTGCGGAAATTCTCTTTTGCCTACGACGTGAAAGAGTCCGCCCAGGTCACCCTTGACGACAACGTAAAGGCCAACGAGCTGCGCGAGCTGGACCTGTACGAAATCTCCGCGGTTACGGTCCCGGCGAACGATGATGCCGGGGTGGTGGACGTGAAGAGCGGCCGCCGGAATAGCAAGTCCGACGAGGACAAGCTCAGACAGGCTATCAAGCTCCTCCAGGAAGTCCTGGGCGAGATTGAAGAAGGAGACGACAACGACGGGGAGGACGACCCGGACGGCAATGCAGGCGCAAAGGACCGGAAGGCGAGCAACCCGAAGAAGGACGAACTCCTGAAATTTATCAATGAAATTTGAGAAAGAGAGGACACAACCATGAAGAAAAAGCTGGAAGAACTCAAAGCCAAGCTGGCCGCCCTGAAGTCCCGCATTGAAGCGGACGACAAGGACGCCATCGCGGAAGGCGAAAAGCTCCGCGGCGAGATTGAAACCGTACAGGCGGAAATCGCGCAGGCCGAAAAGAAGGCCGCTCTGCTGTCCATGATCGGCAGCAAGTCCGGAGAGGACGACGACACCGACGGCGCGCCCGCCCGTTCCCTGGGTGAGCATTTTGTCCGTCACCTGAAGGCCCACCCCGTGGGAAAGGGTCAGCGCTTTGACGTTGCGGCGAAAGCCTACAACGATCCGCTGGCCGTCGGCACCATTGCCTCCCCGCAGGTCCCGCGGGCGCTGGTCACCGACATTGACCGGAACATCGTGCAGGAAGTCCTGCCGGAAACCTTCCTCCGGTCCCTGTTCGGCTCCGAAACCATCAGCGGCAACGCGCTGACCTATTTCGTCGAAGGCTCCATTGAGTCCAACACCGGCAGCGGCCAGTCCCCCTACGGTTTCGACGTTGTAGACGAAGGCGCGGCAAAGCCGCAGGTGTCCTTCGCCGATCCCACCCCCGTGACCGTCGCGCTGGACAAGCTCGCGGCCATCATCAAGGAGACCGACGAATACATCGACGACGCGCCGTTCCTGGCTTCCGCCATCAATGGCCGCCTGCTGAACTATCTGCGCCTGCGTGAAGAGGCCTACCTGCTCGCAAAGCTGAAGGCCGCCTCCATCACCGCGGACACCACCAGCTGGGCGAACAGCGCCACCGCCTCCGAAATCGCGGACCTGATCTTCTCCAAGATTCAGGCCGTACAGTCCGCCTGCGGTTTCGCCGCCGACGCGATTGTCATGCACCCCAAGACATGGGAAACCATGCGCCTGGGCAAGCTGACCAACGGTCAGTATATCGGCGGCGGGTACTTTGCTGACGGACAGGGCAAGCAGCTGTGGGGCGTCCCCGTTTACTGCTCCACCTTTGCCGCCGCTCCCGTTTCCGGCTCCGCCGCGGGTGAAATCTTCGTCGGCGCCTTCAAGGCTTGCGGATCCGTCGTAAGCAAGGGCGGCACCACCGTCGAAGCGACCAACACCAACACCGACGACTTCGAGAAGAACCGCATGACCATCCGCGCTGAAGAGCGGCTGGCCCTGGCCGTCCGTCGGCCCGCGGGCTTCATCAAGATTGTGAAGGCCGCAACGGACCCTCAGTAACTCTTTCGATTGACGCAGATATTTCGGAAGAGGTAGACCTGCTCGGTAAATCCGTTACCGATCTGCAGGAAGGCGTGACCATCGGCAAAGATGCAATCGGCGGAACGCTGCACTATGTCACCGGCTACACCGGTTTCTCCGGGGATAGCGCGGAACAGGAAGGCAACTACCTGGCCTTGCATTTCGAAGACGAGGGTGCGTCCTCTATCGCCGTAAAGGTTATCGGCAGCGACAAGCCGCCGGTCACCCTGGACGAAGACGGACTCCTGGTTATCAGAATCAGGAACGTCGCGGAAGGAGTAGAAGTCACGACCGTGAAGAACGGGACGACCTACGTTAACCGGCTGGCGTTTGTCGGCATCGTCAAGGAACCGAAGGCGACGACCTAACAACCCGGGGCGCGGCTGAATAAGTCGCGCCCCTTCCCTGAAAGAAGGTGAAACCGTGAAAACACTTGTTATTAACGGGCGCGAAATGTACGAACCGGCGGAAGCCGCGAACAAGCCCGCCCGGAAGGAAGACAAAGAGGCGAAAGCCGCGAAGCCTTCCAACAAGTCCAGGAAGGTGGAGAACAAATGAGCCTCCTGACCACATGGGGTTATACCATCACAGACGCGGACAGCCTGCCGCCTATGCTGACGGAGGCCGAGTTTAACGTCCTGACGGCGAACAAGTACGCGAGCGACACCCGGATCCCCGGGAACATTGCCGCCGCTTGCGAGGCCATCCGGAACTATTGCGGCTGGCACGTCAACCCGCCGCAGGCATGCTCATTCTCCGAGCGCCTTCTCATGGGTAACGGCAGAATCAAGCGCGCGGGCGCGGACTTCCTGGTCCAGCTCCCGGCCACCTTTGTGTCGGGGGTTTCCTCTGTCACAATCGGCGGAAAAGAATGGACCGATTACGCAGTCGAGGCGAACGGCCTCCTGCGCTTGTTTGATGTTTACGTCCACGGACTGACACGGAAAACGGAGATTGTCGTAACATATACGGCCGGGATAACTGCCGGAAGTATGAGCGCAATCAAGGAACTGATCGCCCACCGCGTAACACACGCCCTGGTATCTTCAGCGGGAGTGCAAAGCGAAACGGCGGGCGGGGTTTCCGTCACGTATTCCGCAAATTGGATCAATTCCGCGCGGGCGACCGCGCTCGCGGACGATAACAAGGAAGTGCTCGCCCCGTACAGGCTCCGGGAGGTGTTCTGATATGCTTCCATCGTGGGCCAATGACACAGTAACACGCCTGCGCCCGGGAACCATTGACAGGCGCGGCAGTAAAGAGCCGGACTGGACCAACCCGAACTCCCTGGACATTCCCGGGTGTTCTATCCAGCCCGCGCAGACCACCCTTTCACAGGACGGCCGGGTTTTGGGAATCTCTGAAGGCTGGACAGCGTACTTCCCGCCGGGAGCTGACGTTCTCGCCGGGGATAAGATACGCTGGGACGGAGAGGATTACAAGATCATCGGCAAGCCGCGGGCCTGGACTTCCCCGACGGGAAAAGTTAGCAGCCTGCAGGCGCAATTAGAGAGGTGGGCCGGGTAATGGCAAAGCAGGTCGAAATAGAATTTTTTTCGGAAGGCTTTGAACAAATCCTGACGGCCCCCGGAACTATGAGCGCCGTGGAAAGCGCCGCGGCGGCAATCCGTGAACGGGCGAACGCGAACAATACACGCGGCGGTTCCGGTTTCTATTCCGGAACCCGAATCGGGACAGCATACGGCAGCCAACGCGCGCTCGGTTTTGTCTATACTTCAGACAAGAAAAGCGCACAGGCGGAGGCGGAGGACAAAGCGCTAAGCGAGGCGGTGAGCGGTTAATGAGTATCACAATCAGACGGTCCGTGGATATCGAGGACGAGTGCCGGATAGCCTTAAAGGACCATTTGACGGCATACTGCCGCCCGCTCCCGGCGGACTTTTCCTGCCCTTGCGTCCTGATAACCCAGGTCGGAGGAACGGACACGGACGGACAGATTGATACATTCGACGTAACAATCGACGCCCGAGCAACCAACGCCGCCGACGCGAACGAAACGCTCCGGAACGCGGTCGGGGTCCTGCGGGAAGCCGCAAGACAACAGACAACCGCAATCCGGCACGTGGAGGTCAATTCGTCCGGGGCATGGGGAAACGATCCTGTGCGGCCGGACCTTTGTATGTATTCGGCGCGGCTCCGCGTCGTTGCACACCTTGAACAAAAAACCATTTAAGGAGGAAAACACGATGCCTACCAATGAAGTCAAACTCGGCGCCGGTCTCGCGACCGGTATGTTTTTCCATGCGCCCGCCGGAACGGCCCTCCCGGCCTATCCCTCTGCGGAACTGGCGGAAGCCTGGGAAGAGGTCGGCTTTGTCGCCCAGGACGGAATCACCTGGCACCATGGACGGAGCGGCGAAGTCCTGAAGGACTGGTCCAATACCATCCGCCGGGTCCTGGAAAGCTCCGACGACAAGACCATCGCGGTCCCGATCATTTCCACAACTGCGGAAGTCCTCAAGACCATCTTCGGCTCCGGTAACGTTGAAGAAACCGCGGCCGACACGACCCACGGCAACCTGCTGAAAGTCGCGTCCGCTGACGGGATCATGTCCGGCGAGGAGGCCTTCCTGTTCCTGATGAAGGACGGCGACGACATGATCGCAATCGGAACCACAAGCGGTTTTATCTCCGCGCTGGATGATATCACCTTTGCGCCCGGTTCCCCGATCACCTGGAACGCCACCGTGAACATGAGCAACTGGACCATGATCCTGGACGACGGCCAGGTCACCGCGTCCACCGGCGGCGGCGGAGACGCAAACGCGAACCAGGGTGCCACACAGGGACAGAACGGCAGCCCGTAACCATCGGAACCACGCGCCCGGACCGGGAAACCGGTCCGGGCCGGTATCATTAAAAAGGAGTTGAAACACCATGGCACAGAAAGAAAACGTTTTTACCCTGAAGAAAAAGAAGGTTTTCCGGTTTGCGCTTGAAGAGCATCCGGAGACGGTTTACGAACTCCCGCCCCTGAACTCTCTCGGCTTTGAAGAGGCGGAACTTCTGACCGAACTCGGCGACGAAACGAAGGTCTCCAAACAGGGGCCGAAAATTAAGAAATTCATTCTCGAGCATTGCCCGGGCCTTGCGGACGAAGACGTCTCCGACATGGAGTATTACGAAATCTTTAACGCCTACGCCACAAGCGAAGGGAACGCGAAGCTGGGGGAATCAGCAGCCTCGCAAAATTCATAACAGAACACCGCGAGGCAATAGAAAAGGACCTGTTGGTAAAGACAGGCCACAGCCTGGAAGACATCGGGAGCACCCTGACATGGGGCGCTCTCCGTTCTTTTTTGAATCGGCCCGACGTGAACAGCGAGCTGGCAAAGGATCTCGAGCCGGAATACGCCGCATGGGCCGAACCGATCAAAACAAACGCAATCCTGGCGGATATCTACGACATGTTAGCCATGATAAACGCCAACCTGTGTGCAATGGGATCCGGGAAAAAGGCGAAGAAACCGAAGGAATACTCGCGGCCCGGAGACAAAAAGAAACAGCACATCGGAAAGAACGCACTGCCGCCGGACAAGCTCCGCGCCTTCTTTGAGCGGAAGCGGCAGGAACGGAAACAACGGGAGGTGAATTGTCAATGATTGAAGTCGCGCAGGCGTCGGTTACTATTATCCCGACCATGAAGGGCGCACAGCAGACAATCACAAAGGAACTGTCAACTACGACCGACACCGCCGCGGAAAAGGCGGGCAAGTCTTCCGGGCAGAAATTCTCCTCGAAGTTTTCCAGCGCTCTGAAATCAGGCGCAAAGACAATCGCCGCGGCCGTGACAGCCTCTGTCGCGGCCGTCGGTTCTTTGTCCA